ACGCCCTGTAGCTGTGACGTGCTGTGTTAAGCTTACGTGCAGGAAATCATCGTGCTTTGTATATACGTCGATACCTTCTACAAAAGAACTAAGATAACTAGAAACAGCAGAGAGGCGTTTAAGGTCAGTGAGAAAAGAGACAGCATGATCCATTTTGTTGTTTTTAGCAGTAGCCACCAACGCATCAAGGTTGTCCTTACCTGTGCTGAAACCGTTAAAGCTGACCCACTTTTTACTGGGCGCAGCAAACCCCAGACCTGCCATATCTTTAGTCTTAGATAATTGAAAGCCACGCGCATCACAGTCCTTACATTTGTTCGGTCTTGCATACTTTGTACCATCCTTCCTTACTTTGTACGTTTTTCCTTCCCCTTCACAGGTAGGACACGTAAAAGCTTTGGTCTTCACAATTAGTTTACTGTTGGCTGCTACAGCCTGTTTAAACTCTTTGGGATCGTTGACATGCTCAAACAAAGCTTGCCACTCTTTCTTATCGTTAATCTCACGTGAGAAGATAACCTGTGACATCTGTGCAGGTGAGTTTAGGTTGATAGGCGTGTCACCCATAAGTTCCCGCACCTTAACCATCAGACGTGCTTCTATATCTGCACGTTCTTGTTCAAACTCTTCACGCACCTTGCTTAATGCAGCACTATCTACTTTGATCCCTGACATTCGCATTCTTGTGAGGGTTTTACAGGTATCGAAGGTAACTTGTCTAACTGTATGAAGGGACTGGGACTCTGGCTTGGCAAAGTCTCTTTCTTGATCATGGAACAACTCACTAGTTGTGAGCAAATCAGCCCTGAGATAAAGGCTAAGCTTATGTAAGTCCGTTTCATTTGTGTTGATACCTTTCTTTAGGCAAGCCTTTAGGTAGTCTTCCTTCTGTTCGGATAGACCTCTGCGCTCTGCTACCTCGGCTAAGCTGTACGGCTCCTTGATGCCACGTGATAGTAGGTACTCAGCCAACATCGTGTCATAGATAGCACCTTCATATTCATAACCACACGCCCACAACCACATCATGTCGTGTGTAGCGTTATGCATGATTAGTAACTCTGTCATGTCGAGTACGGACTGGACTAGTTTACGCCCAGAACCTGAGACATCTTTTGCTTCGTTGTGGTCAATGTTTACAATATGCAGTTCGTCATAATTATCCACATTAACCATGCCCACCTGTGTCAGTGTGTTAGTTGGCTCGAACGGATCGTTAAACGTTTTATCGTCCCGCCAAGTCACACTGTTTTCTACGTCTAATACTAATCTCATTGCTCTTCCTCTAAGCTGTATAAAGTGACCGTCCACCGTCTAGTTCGCAATGTACGACACCATGCCAACCACCTTTAAGCTTATTCTTTGCAATATTCAAGTGTCTTTGAGTATCTTGTTCGTCCTGACCTTCAACGATAGGGTTCTTAGAGATCAAAACCATTAGATCACTTTCTGCAGCTTTACCCGTTTTAGACCCTTCCATCATAGACTGATCAACGTACACCTTACCTTCTGCTACAGCAGATAACTGCGACATCCAGATCACACAACAGTTGTACTGCTTGGCAATGTTACGTGCGTGGATAGCTGCATCTTTCAGGTACACATCAGACTTATCACTGTTCTTAGTTGCGAACTTATCACCCATGTCTAGCACTACGATGTCTGGTTTCTCATGCTTAACAATAGCCTCAACCCAACGCATGTCTTTGTTGGTGCTATCCTTAATCCGAATGTTTTGTTTGATAGGCTCATAGCGTTTACGTGCTAGTGCTACGTTTTCTTTGACTTCATCCATCGTCATGTTGGTAGCAGCCGACAAGTATCGCGCACCTACGCGCTCATAGCTTTCCTCATTACACAACACGATACATTTAGCACCCTGCTGCGCCCACCCTTCTGGCCCTGCAATCAGACTGGCATGGAATGATGTTTTACCAGTATTAGGACGAGCACCAACCAGAAGCAGATGACCGCCGCTAACACCCTCAACCCGTCTGCGGAGTGTGGGTATGTTGAACTTCCATTGCGTGGCAAGATCATTCGCAGCAAGTAGAGTGTCGATGTCAATATCATCCCAATCCACACGCAAGTTTGGAGTAAAGTCATCTTTGTAATCCTCTAGCAGACGTCGTAAGGGTTCTAGGCTTTCCTGTGTACCATTAACAAAGTCAAACCCAAGGCTTGCTACTTGATCCCCAACGTATTGTTGGAACATCTTGCTTAGCGTATCCTCTGCTATCTCTTTATTGATAGGATCTAGCTTGTCTAGTTTACGAAAGAAATCATCATAAGCTGACTTAGTGGCTGTTGTCATGCTCTGGTTCTGCGCCCAGAAACATGCTTGTAGATCAGATACAGACATATCCGTGTCGTATTTACGCATAGCTGTATCAAGTGTTTGCTTGATCTTACGCACATCCTTCGTAAAGATTTTGTCTGGGCATCGAATGCCTTTGTGTTGATCGTAGAACTCTTTATTGAGTAGTGTCTTAATCAGTGCCAGTTCCATCTGACTTGTCTCCTATTATAATTCTTATTATGACTTCTAGTGCAACCAAAGGCCACATGAAACCAAACATATAAGGTATACCACCTGTTTCCTCATCTTCGGTAATACCCCACAGTAATGGTATAGCAAGTAAGTACATAAATGCTACACCATAAAAAAAGTTAATCATTAGCGATAATCTCTATCTTGTGTAAGCCCTCTGATGTATGCAACGAGGATGCTATGTCTAGCAGTTGCTGATAGTGCATGACTACCATCTCATACTTGTTAAGGTCTACATCCCACTGTCGCAAGTAAACGAGGTTACCATCTAGGATCATCTCTACATCCTCATGACTGCCTGACTCGTCTAATGTCCTTACGACAGTAGCGTCATATTCATGTTCAACGGTAAACATTGTTAGCCTCTTCACGTTCAATAGATGCTTTACGTTCTTTATCAGTCATTGGTTTGATCTGCTTTGTTACGTAATCCACAACTACTGCTGTATTCCAGTTAGCCTGTTCAACCCGAGCCTCTTCGATTGTGTCAAATAGACGAGGTTCAGGGAAGTTGTGAAATTGTGTTGGGTTCTCTGGTACATACATCCAGTCGCCATCAACGTCGATCATTAGTGCATACTTAGTCATTACGTAGTGCCTTCCATGCTACAGGGAATAGTTGTTCCATTTCTTCGTCAATCGCATCTGCTACAATGCTTGTCTCTGCTTGTGTGTCATCAGCGCAGCGTAGGTTACACATGTCTGCAAACGCATCAAGCGATCCAGACCAGTACCACTCAGTCATCATAGACTGTGGCAACACCATACGCGCTTGCTCTGGGCAGACACCTTCATCTAGTAATTGACGATACAGATTCAAGGTCTTCTGATAATGATAGACTAGATTAGCATTACTCTTTACCTCACCTTGGCTACCCTGCTTCTTGTCTTCACTGCGTCCACGCCAGATCGGGGGAGTATAGAATGCAGGTTCGTCATCAACGTAGCGGCGGCTGATCTCATTCCAACGTAAGAACTTATGTTTGACAAGCTGACGTGCTACAAAGACAGGAGCGCGTACATGAAAACTAGCAAAGCAATGCCCAAAAGGAGAAGTATGCTTATGCTGTGCCAAGTAGTGAATAAGCTTTCCATCAGATTGAACATCAAACGTTTCCTTCTTCTTGCCAAATGATACCCGAGCAGTGTTTACCACGTCTAGGTCTTCACCCATGCTTTTATGTAATGTTACTAAGATCATTGTGTTAGTTCCTTTAGTTTTTCAAGATCGTTCTCTACACGATATTTAATATCATCGTCAAGTCGTAATGCGAATGTTGGCAACCCAGTCCACGATTCAATCTCTTGCTTGTACTGGATCGTCTTGTCTGCTGCATCAGGGTCAAGTGCTACAATAATACGGTTATACTCTTGTATCTTTTCCATGTGCTTATCTGTTAGCTGTGTCCCAAGGATAGCCATAGCTGTGATGTCGGGAAACTCTTGCCACGCTACGATAGCTGAGATGACATCTTCGACAATCAGTAGTTTTCTACCTTCACCCATTGTGAAGTAGTCGGCTGCGCCTGTATAACGATACCACTTAGGGTGTTTCTTCTTACCTACAGCGCGTCCAATAGCGTCAATGATACGCCCCTTGTGCTTGATCGGGAACACAATACGTTCATCTTTTACGTCATACATCAGACCCGCAATACCTATACGGTGTCGGCGTATGAAGCGATTAAACTTTTCGTGCATGTTGGTTGGTTGCACTACATATACTGGTATTTCCATTGTTTCTTTCTCAGGTTTACGTTGTTCTTCTTTCTGACGCATCAGTGCCATAATCTCTGCGGCTGTCATGTCAGTGTTGTACATACCGCTAACACCACAGCCTAGCTTGTAGCAATTCCATCGTAGCACACCTAGTTCTGTCGATGCTGTGTAAGTGTTTCTGCCACCGCAGAAGGGACAGTTGCCACGATAATCGCCATGCGTAGTTAAGTCTGATGCATAGGCACGTTGTTTACTGTAACTCGTCATTTGGGTTTTTCCTTCCGTGGTTTTCGTGAAAGCCGTACTCTTTCTCTGCTTTTTTACGTGCTTCTTTAGCTTCTTCTAATGTTTTATAAGAGCCTAAACTTATATGTTTATAGTTTACCTTTATCCGCGCTATATACGTGCCATTGTTTTTGTTAATATACACACCACACACACCAGAAGTATTGTTACTAGGTGTTCTTTGATTTCTTCCGTTTGTGGTATGGTCTACATCACGTAGGTTCTCTACTTTATTATTGAAAGGATCACCGTCAATATGGTCTATTTCACCTTTAGGCCATTCCCCTTTACTCATAGCCCAAGCAACCCTAGACACTTTTGTAGTCTTGTATGTACCATCATCATAGTAAAACCTACATGTTCTGCAGGTATAACCTGTCCTGTTGTCTTTTTGAATCCAACCTACATCTGTGAGACTTCTTGTATGTCTACGGCCTCTTGTGCCGTAAGTTTCTTTATACAAAACCCTACCTGTTTCAGTGTCATAGATGTATTTATTACGCAACCAATCTATGCTAGGATACCCATTCTCTTGTCTTTTAGGTTTACTCTTCTTCATCGTCATTACCTCTGGCTGCTAATGCTTTCGATGCGCCACTGAATGTATTAACCATGTAAGGTTTAAGTGACGTTATATTCTGGTGTCCTGTTACCTGCATCAACCCTACTGCGTCAACCCCTGCTTCCATCATTTCTGTTACAGCAGTGCGGCGTAAGTCTTGTGCATTTAGTTCATTTGGTAGATTAGCTTCTACCTGTATGTCATTGATAACAGGGGCTATTTCCGTTTCAGTGTAGGCTCGAATGAGGCCACGATCAATGTTAATCTTGGGTGCTACATAATCTTGAAAGCCAAATTCTTCTTTGTGGTTGCGCAACATGTTACACAAATTCTTGCTGATTGGCAGGTGGACATCTGCGTTACG